GGGACGCGGGCAATTACGACAATTTAAAAGATTCCTTGCCCAAAAAAAATTTCTGGTCGCAAAATTTTTTGAGCGCGCAAAAAAATTTTTTGTCATTGGCTCAGCTCCTCGTACGCGTCCACGATCGGCTTGGCTTCGCGCAGGAACTGCTTGCGTAGGTCCTCGTCTGCCTTGATGTAGCGCAGGCCACGGTTGGCCACCCACTGCGCCACGCGAATCACGGGCGCAAGGAACGGCTTGGGCTCGCTAGGTTCACTGGTGGTGATGGGGTCGGGCAGCATCTCGGACCATAGCAACAGCTGACGGATCACGCCCGGTTCCCCGCTATTGAGTTTATGCTGATGCGCGGCCACGCGCTCGTATCGCTTGGCCTGCTCGTCGGTGATGCCGGCCAATCTAATTAGGTTGGCCACGTCATCGCCGTCTGACCTGGCTTGGCCGATGATCTGCCCAGCCTTGGCGGCTAGGCCGATCACCTCACCCACTTGGGCAAGCGCGTCCTCCCGCTTCTTGTTTAGTTCTTTAATTACCGCTTTGAGGGTTTGCATTTCTTTAGTCCTTTAGTGAGCGCAGATAGGTTGAATTTGGGTGTCTCACGCCTGCGCTTGTCGTGATGTGCCCGTGCTCTTTGTTCGTAAGATTTGCGTGCCTTCTCTGACTTGGCTGACCGAAACCGGATCCCCAGCCGGTCTGCCACGTCCAAGGCCTTCTTGCTGACCGCCTGTTTGGTAATTCCAAACCGCTTGGCCACGTTGGTCATGCTTTCCGTGCTGCGGTTCAGCACGATGGACAGCACCGCTTGGTCCAGCGTGTCCGTCATCTGCTGCATGGACGGGTGCTCCGGGGCCTTGGCCATGAGGTAGTCAATCACCAGCACCGTATTGGTGACCCCGCAGGTCGTAACCGTAATGGTCGAAAACGCCTCTTTTACCAAATCCCGCAGGCTGTCGATCCTCATGGAAGGATGGGGGTCTCCCGAGGGCAATCTTTCGATTAATTCCTGGTCAATCATGACACGCAACCTTCAAGTTGTTTTGAGCCGTCAGACTTCACCTTCAAGTTCCCCCTTAAAGGGGGGAACTTGATGGTGGTACCGTCAACCGAACTTGAAGGTACCTTCAAGTTAATTTGAAGGTTAAAAAGGCTCATCGGTTTTTTCCTCCAAAACGTAGGTTCCATTGGCCTGTTTTTTGACGATTTTTAATCCCAAAGCTCGGGAAACGATGCGGTAGGCGGTGGACTCAGATATGCCGTCCGCCTGCTTAATTACCCAAGCCTCAAGGTCGGATCTGGTGCATGGGTAGCCCTTAAACCTGGTCAGATCGACTTGTTCCGGCTGTGGCCCGGACTTCTTTTTAACCGCCTCCCCCGCCTCAATCCACGCCATCCCATGCTCGCTGTGCTTTAGGTTTATATGTGGCTGCACTGAATTTTGCGCCACAATGCCGTTAGAATTGAGATTAGACCGCTTTCCTCGTTTGGTTACTTCCAAGCGATACAAACGCTTTCCTTCCGCGTCCTCGCCGCATGGCGCCAACATTAAAACGGCTCTGGCCCAATTCGTCAGCTCGCTCGAACCAAACCCGCTGTAGGCCTTGTCGTGGCCCTGATAGCCCGTGCCCTCTTTCAGCGGCTTGGGCGTGTGGTGAATCAACTGCCAAGCAAACCCAGCCGACAAGGCCAGCGGGTTTAGCCGGTTGCGGAGAAAACCGCCGGCCGTCTCTTGGTTGGAAAGGTCGCCCCCGATAAAGGCCAAAAGCGGATCCATCCAAAACAGGTCAGGGCGGTGCTTCTCGGCCAGCCTCCGGGCGCGGTCCACAAAGGCCTCCCCGGTGCTGGTGCAATCGCGGACGATCGTGACGTTAGTCATGACCAGCGCCATCTCCTCCGGCGTCAGGTTCATGGCTTTAATGACCCCCTGCACCGCCTCCGCCACGTCCCCCTCGTCGTTCTCGGCCTGGACGATCAGGCTGCGCAGGCCGTCCCCCTTAGGCGTAATGCCAAAAAAGGAGCGCCCAACCGCCCACGTGATGGCGGCCTGTAGGCACAGGACAGACTTGCCCAGCCCGCTGGACCCTACCCACAAGGCCGAGCCACCCCTGCAAATCCACCGCCTGCCAAGAAGCGTGGTCGGATCCGCCTCCTCTTTAAAGTTTATCAGCTGTTCCCAGCTGTAGGGCTCGGGAATGTCCCCATAAACCGTCCACTCCTTCCACTGCAGGTAGGTCAGGGTCGGAGCCCCGCACTCCACCAGCTCCTGCTTTTGGCCCGTGCTGGTGCGGACAGCGCCCGGCAGGCGGCTTAACCGGCCCGGGTCCTTGTTGGCCACGTCCGGCTTGGCGTGAGCCAGGTGTTTGTAAATGAAGTCCACCCGCTCCCGGTACTCCGGCTCGCTCTCCGCATCCACCCGCACCCAGCCGTGCAGGCTGCGCCCCCCGGACCGGATGATGCAGCTGGTGGGTAGTCCGGCCTTTTTCAAAAAGGCCCACTGCTCGTCCAGCGTGCTTTCGTCGAACTCGACTAGGCAGTGCCGCCACTTGGTGATGTCGGCGGCTTTGCGGCTTTTGCCGTTGTTGGGGTTGATGGAGCAGTAGACGCCCACGGCGTCCCCCTGCCACTTGGCCAGCCCGTCCCCTTTAAACAACTCGATCCACTCCTCGCGGGTGCGGGTCTCGCCGGCCCCGTCCGGCCTTTCCCGGTCGCCGTCGTTGATCGCCCGGCAGATGTTGATGGACTCGCCCAGCTCAAAGCACGTAGCCAGAAACTTTTCGGCCGGAGTCTCACCCACGCTCTGCGGCATGGGCGGGACGGGCATCTCGTTTTTGATAATCGTCAAATTGCGCAACTGGTACTTGGCGGCCGGCCTCCACGGCTCCCGGGCCGGCCGGGCATAGGCTGACTTAACAACGCTTAAACATTCCCGCTGCGTCAGCCCATTCTGGATGCCCCACGCCTCCGCCTCGTTCTCCGCGTCCGCCATTGCCATGCCGCCGTCGCGCAGCTGGCAGACGATGGCAAACAGCGTGGTGTTTCGCGTGCCCTCGGCCGCTCCGTTCTGCATGGCGGCCTTGGTTGCTGGAGCTAAGTCGACAATCATTTTTTAGCTCCGCAAATAGGGCAAGGCTCTTTGCCGTCCTTTACAGCCTTGTCCCGCTTCGAGTATTTCTTAGCCCGATCAATCAGTTCTCTGACTATCCTTTGAGCTACCCCGATTCTCGTCCCCACCATGTGTGGCTTGCCATCGGTGTTTGATTTTTTCGCCCGATCCAAAAGCTCATCAATCCAGTTGAGTCTTTTTATACTCATACCCACTGCCCCATCCCGTATCGCCCCCGGTTCGCCTTGATTTTCTCCAGCACCACGGCCCACTCGGCCGGCGACCAGGATGCGATGATGCGGGCGTCGAACAATTGAACGAGCATATCAAGCAGCTCTCTGTCGCTCATTTTCAGCCCTCGCAATCCGTTTCCCGATCCACTTCATGCACGGCACGGCCATCGAATTGCCCAAAGCCTTGTACCTCGGCCCGTCCGGGCATTGGTCGGCTGGCTTGTTGCGCCAAGGGATCAGCGTGTGGTCGTCGGGAAAGCCTTGAAGCCTTTCGCATTCCCTTGGGGTGAGTCTGCGGACGGCCATCTTTGATTGAATCATCCCTGTGTTCCGACCGCTCGGATTGCTGTTGGTGTTTAACGCATAAACAGATTCGCTTTCCCGAACTTCGCCAGATGCGTTTTGGTGAAACGCCATCACCTTCGCTCCGCTGGTGTTGGTTCCTCCAACGGCCTCCGTCAATGTTGCGGCCACATCTCCGTCGATTGTTTGGTTGTAAACATCCACGGCCATCACACACTGCGGTTGCCCACCTCCTGATGGAGATTGCTTGGTAAGGGTTAGTGCCTGCTCCTTGTTAAACTTCGGCGTCTGTTCGGTGGTAAACGCCACAGCCTCCTGCACCAACGGCACATTCCCTCCACCCGTCCCAAACCTCGACACACAACTCGGCGCAACTTCGTGCGGTCCGGTGACCCGGCTGTCGTTGGGGTGGTTTTCGTAGAGGACGGCGTGCTTGTCGCCCTTGGTCAGCGTGGGTGCCGGATCGCCCGGCTTGCCTACGCCAAGACCATTGCCCTTTCCGTCTTGCTTGTCTCCGTGCTTACCAGCGTGTCGTGTCGCTTGGTCGTGGATTGGGATGGCAACAGCGTGCGGACCTCTTGCCACTAAAGAATCCATAGTCTCACCATGCTCAATGCGTGGCTTATATTGCGCGTTCTGCCCTTGGTTGAATGCTGCTCGATCAATGATTACTGGTTCAGTCTTAACCGCCATAATCCTTCCGCTGTAAGCATCTTGTCCGTTAAGTCCTCCACCCATATGTGCGCCATCACTCAAGCAACCACACACCTCTCGTTCAGCAATCGCTTCGTGAACTGCCTTAATCTCCATCAAGGCTTCGTCACTACATCCTCCTCGACTTCCTTTGCATTGGGTAATTGTTGGACTGACTCCAACGCCTGCCTCAACATTGGTGGCAACTCCTTGCCTCGCTTCTCGGCTCGGCGGAGTATCCCTGCGCACGCTTTCGGACTCAATCCT